TTTCTTTTGAAACCCTTTCTCGCTCACGGATGTCCCGTTTCTCATCCTGCTTTTTCTCCCAGTTTCCCATGTTGTTTTATCCAATATCAATAATCTTAAATGCTTATACATAAGATCATTTATTATGTTGCCAACAATATTTACTTCCGGGCTCAGCATTTCTCTTGCATCGCTCTCCTTTTTTAGTTGTAGCTTGGCATCTGTTATCTGAATATGTCGATCTGTAAACATTTGTTTTATTGTCATTTTTTATATTTGTTTTGTTTTCGACATCAACTTCATTTTTATCATTGATATTTATATATTTCTCTAAGGACAATACCCTATCTTTTAAATCTTTATTTTCTTTTTCAAGAGAACTTACTTTTGATTCTAAAGAAACCAACCTGTCTTCTATTGATATGCCATCTTTAAAAGATGTCATAAAAACAAACATAACGAATAATAAAAAATACTTATACATATATATATTCAAATTACATTTTACCCATTGCTTGCTAGTTCTGTATTTACTGATAGTCCTAATATTTATTGCCTCTTTATTGCCATACCGCTAACGAAGTAGCCTGTTATCACAGTCCCGAATTGTTGATTAGTTTCCGTGATTGGCGTTATACTCAATCCTATAATACCATTGGCATCATTCTCTACAGCACGATTGTATAGCTCCTCTATCGCCTTATCCGTTGTAGCCTTAATGTATTTGCCATAATTAATATTTAATTTAACGCTAGGATCACCAGAGTAAACAGCGTCATCTATATACTCCTTTGTATTGACATCCTTCACCTCATATCCGCTATTGACTTTAGCCGTGACACTTCCGATAGGCATGTAATCAAAGCTTACGGAATTTGATTCTGTCATAAAAAAACCTTTTTTTGAATATTTAGAATAATCAATGATGCTAGATTCTTGTATATAAGGAAACTTAGCGACCGAACATCCGAAAAAAACGAAAAAAATAAATGAAATTGAAATGATTGTCTTTAATTGTCTCATGATTTACGATTTTACTACATTATACTAAACTGTCTTATACACAAAATAACTCTCGCCAACGCCGTTATGCTCTCCTTCCTCACGTCCTTCGGGTCATGCTCCTTATTATATGACACTAGATTCAAGTAGTCGTTACCCTCACTTGACTTCTTCACGTATTTAACCACGACAGACACATCGGAATCATTCTCGATCTGCAATATGTATATCTCACCGTATTGCACGGATTCTATGCTATGCACTTCTTTGTACGCTATTATATCACCGGATTTAAGCAACGGGTACATGGAATCACCTATCACCTTTACAGCCCCATCGCACTTCGGCATGTTAGGTATCGATATTTTCCCTAGGTAAGCCTTGTTTCGATCCCCATCCTCCGAGAATAGACGGCTTAACCCGGCAGATACATCTATATCGTATAAGTTGAACTCGGACATCGGGTATATCTTGTCCGGGGTCTTTGGATGGGACAAAGGGATGATATTATCGAGTATATTATCCTCTACTGATTGTTTCAGCATTGACCCCTTGCCTGTAATAACCCATGCCGGATCTAAATCATCATATATTTCTAGTATAGTCTCTACTGTTACGGCAGAGATACTCTTTGTATTAGCCCAATAACTTCTTGACTTCCCAATTGCACATTCAAGCTTATATGTACTAATACCTTTATAATCAAGGTATTCCTGTATTCTTTCTTTTGCTGCCATAATATAATACGCTAATTAATGTTAACACTAAGAATATACTCGATAGTTTTCTTTGCTATATGAGTATACTATACTATATTTGCACTATCAAAATCGATATAGAACTGCAAAGTTTTATATCAGATTACAAATATAGGAAATTAAAAACATAATTATATGAGAAAGACAGAAATAATCGTCCCATACGGGGCACAGACAAAGCTGGTAAAAGACACGGGGCTTTCAGCGGTATCGGTAAGAGCCGCCTTAAAAGGGATTACGGATTCTAAAAAATCCGATTTGGTAAGAAGACGGGCTTTAAGGTATTACAAAGGTGTTGAAATAAAATAATGGATCATGGCACGAGAGAGAAAGACAGGAAAAGTAGAGCCTATCCAAAAAATATGGCTCTCGAAAACGGAGGCGATAGCGTATCTCGGATGCTCAGAGGATTTTTTGAGATCCTTGCGGGAAAAAGCGGAGCTATCATTCTCCAAGTTCGGCTCCATGATATGGTACGAGCTTAGAAGCATCGACCGATTCCTTGAGAGGAACAAGGTCGTTTAACACAAAGGGCATGGCTAGTGAAGCGTCACGGCCGGAAGCGGATCATTTTAAGGTATATAGGTTTTAGTTAATCTTTCACTCCCGCTCCGGGTTCGATTCCCGGATGCCCACCATTAAGATCTTTGACGTATTGTGATCCGGAACGCAGCGACGCCTTCAACGTCGTGAGGTTCCCGGCTATATCAAGGTAACGTGATAGCGATATATGCGCCGTGACCCACGATGGGATATAGCTTACGATAACATCTTCCGTGTCTCCTTTTGGTGTTATGCCGGCGGCATTGGTTAACCATCATGGAGGATGTACGATATACTCCCCCACCCGTCTATGATTCGGGTTCGAAACCGTTGGAGGTTGTGGGGGAGCTAATTTTTAACATTAAGGTATGAAAGAAAGAGAATTAAAGATGTGGTGCGTGGAGCAAGCCGCGAGATGCTGTTCCAATGAGACGAGATTGCTGAGATCGGCTGTTGAGATTTTTGATTGGATATCACAGCAAGAGGGTGATCCTAACGAATCACCCTCGACTGTCAAAAAAAGATACATACATGCTTATGTATCCGATGATGGTATTTTGTCATGGGTTTTCCAATAGGTTGTCGATGTTAAAAAACATCGTGTATCCACATTTTGGACAAACGAAAGTCAGAAAACGCATACTACCAGTTATATCGATATCATTAGATGTCAATACGCTGGATTCTAGGTTTACCGCTTTCATGGGGCCATTAACTGGCCCATCGTATCCACAATTAATACACGGTCTCCTGACTGAAAGTGTTGAGCAAATACGCTCAACTTGATTTTTTGTTAGTTTCATATGTTTGTTTTTTAATGTTTAGCGGCCTAAAGATAGGCAAATCCAGCCAAGACCGCAACTATTCCCGCCAAGAGAGCCTAAGACTCGCAGGTCCGGAGCGAGACCGGAGGCGGGAGCGAACACTTTTAAATAATAACAACATGAATGAGATTTATTGGATCACAAGATTAGATGCCATACAAACGTTGGCGATAATCGCAGTATTTATCTTGGGAGTATTAACTTCCATAAGTATTATCGGATGGTTTGTTGATGATGATTTTGAAAACGAATCCAAGTTTAAGAACATGGCTATCAAATGTGCCGCCTATATATCAATCCCTATTTTTTTACTGCTGTTCATCCCCTCTAAAAGGGATATGCTGATGATTATCGGAATAGGTGGAACTATAGAATATCTCAAGTCTAACGATACCGCCAATAAGTTGCCGGATAAGGTTATCATGGCTATCGATAAGTTATTGGATGATACAATAGAGGAAGAAAACGAATAAAACCGATAGACCATTAATAATCAGGTTTGATCACATGAAAGAAATAATTTTCTCAAGAGGCAAGGAAAGATGCGATAAGTGGGAAGACACGATGCTTACTTTCAAAAGGAGATTCACGTACGAGGAGGAATTCCTTTCAAGAATACGAAATCTGCACCCATTCATCTATCTTGATTCATCGAATAAGAGTCAATTTATGAGCTATTATAGATATATTATAGTTAAAGATAACGGGGACTTGAAGCGAAAGAATATCGATAGCTTATCAATAGGCTCCATATGCTTTAAGACAGAGGAAGAGAGAGAGATCTTTATACTGAAATACAGTTCTCTCTTGGAAGACTTTACAAACAGTTTCTCGGAGGTTGAATCTATGGATAAGAGAAAATCTATATTATCCAGCTATGGATTCAAACATAGAGAATTCGGATTATCTATGTTTATGAGCAACAATAAAGAAGATAGGGTTAGTATAAATATCCTAGGATTACCAGTCGTTTGCATATGGAATCCAAGGAGGGAAAACGGCGCTACGCCAATATTAAACCCTGTCCCAAGATCCGAGAATGACATAAAGAAGATAGTTTATAATTTTAAAAATAGAGACATGAAAACATTCCGGTCTCTTTTCGTGAGCGGATTAATCATTCAATAAACATGAAAGAAGAATCCCACCCTAGGAAATGGCTAGGGCAGGTAGCGAACCATGATCAGTTTTAATATTATTCGTTTAGCCGCACGATCAAGGCGTGCGTCCAATGTTAGATTGGTCATCTTGTTATATTATTTATCTAGGGTTACAGGGGGTGCGAGTTCCCCCGGCTACCACGCTTAAATCACATTGCTAATTATTATACACTTCACCCAAGACCTTAATATACCGCCGTGAGGCAGGCAGAAAGAATTTTTAAATAATTAAGAACTCGCCGGGGTGGGATTCCCCGGCAAACGCTCCCTTAGCTCAGATGGTCAGAGCCTTTAGGGTCGCCGGTTCGAGTCCGGCAGGGAGCACGTTTCACCCCTAACGGGTGCTTATTCAATCAGAAAATCAGTCACAATTTACAAAGCAGGTCTCCGTCCGTGAGGATATGAGGCCTTTTCACATTGACAAATTTAAATCAACAACATATGATAAAGAGAAACCAAGCATGGTTCTGGAAGATATTCCGGGCCATAAAGAGCATTATCATCTTCTCGTTAAGGATGATCGCTGCTACCGTACTAGGGCTAATGTCAATAGTGTCAATATTTGAGTGGTACGATAAGCCATTCAATATTCACCTCTTGATCCTAGCGATCATATCAATCTTTATTGTGGTACGCCAAATAGTTATAATGACTTATGAGTCAGAAAAATGATTTCAGAGTACTATACGTGGTGCAAGCCCCTTCAAGGCCTAACCGATCCAAGAAGGACGATATCCTAGACGAATTAAAGACACTTAGCAAAGAAGAATTGATAGAGATAAGAAAAGACATTGTAGAACTAATAAACGATAAATAAAATGGCTGCTATAAAATCTTACAAGGGATTTGACAAAAATTTAAAATGCCGGGATTTTCAATATGAAATAGGCAAGGAATATGAGATGGATGGAGAGATCAAGGTGTGTAACAGAGGCTTTCACGCTTGCGAAAGCCCGTTTGATGTTTTTGATCACTATACTATGATAGACTCTAGGTTTTGCGAAGTAGAGCAAGACGGGAATATATCCAAGGAGGATAGAGGGACAAAAATTTGCTCATCGAAGATTAAAATAAAAGCAGAGTTAAAATTGGCTGACATGATCAATCTTGGAGTTGAGTGGCTAAAAGAGATCACATCGCCTGAAAAAATAAAAACGAGCATAAAGGATAATTCGTCCGGCTACGGTGCCAAGATTGGTTCGTCCGGCTACGATGCCCAGATTGGTTCGTCCGGCAAC